TGGCCGCCAAGAGGAGCGCGGCAATCTTGCTGTCCTCGTCGTTGTGATCGACCCGGAGATGTGCTTTCGCCTCTTCGAGCGTCATGACGGCGGCGGGAGCCTCGATGCGGATCATTGAACCCACGCCTCCAGCGTCGCCCGCCACTCATCGGCATATGCGCAAGTCTCATATCCGGGCATTGTCGGGATGCCGTCCGTGAAGTGGACGATCTTCGGGTCGACCGCCGGGTCGCTATGCCCGACGAGCCAGTTCCACTCTTGCCCGAGGTCGCCGATCTCGTTGTCTTCGAGCCAGCAGAAAGCGTGAAGGTCACGCCCCGGCCGGCCGTTCACCATCTCCAGCGTCAGGCGTTTGTTCGCCGGGTGCGAGAGGTTGAACGCCATTACCGACGACCAATTCTTGCGGGCATACCGAAGCTGCGCCTGACCGTCCATCTTCACGCCCTCGGGAGGCTCGTGCCTGTGCTTGACGCACATCACCGCCTTGGACGGACCGCAGGCGCGGAACAGCTTCCCGACGTCGGCGCGGAAGAGGACATCGCTATCTACGAACAATGCCCAGCCTTCGGACGCAGCCAGGAACGGGACGAGGAACCGTGAACAGGCAAACTCGGTGCTCATCGGCGCTTCGCTGATCGTGTCCCAGAGCCGGCCGTCGCGAACCTCGGTCGGGCGGGTGTAGAGCCCGGCCCGGCGTAGTTCATCGAGCATCAGGCCACGAACGGGATAGGGCAGGAGCGCCTTCCGCTTCAGGGAAAAGCGGGCAACAGCGTAGGCGTCCGCCTCGCGGCGGTCGTAGCCGATCCAAACCGAATTCGTCATTTGCGGGGAACGCCCACCTTTACCGGGCCGGTATCGCCGCCCCGGTCACGATAGTCATTGCCATCCCGGCCGCGCTTGACCGACAGGCGCCAAGCGTCGCTCGTCTCGGGCTTGTCGGACGTGTCCCGCTGGGCGACCCACATCGATCCGCCCCAAGACACGACGTCGCCGCGATCATAGGAACGCTCGCGCCAGACGCCCCGGTCAATCATCGCCGGGATCGTCATGCTGGTCACTTCGGTCCGGCCGTCGCGGGTAAACGACAGAGTTAGCATCCGCTCGCCGTCCCAGTCCGTACTCATGTCCTCGAACCCGAGGCCGTCCGCGCCGCGGACCTTGCCGACGTTGAACGTCTCGCCGTCGTCACGCTTCAGGATGAGCTCGCCGTCGGCGTTCATCTTGGCCGATGCGATGCCGACGCCAGGCTTGCCGGGGATAGGCTCGGGAAGCCGGATAGCGGCGACCGCTTCGGCGACGTGATCCTTAGTGGCGAAGCCGGAAAGGTCGGGATCGTCGGGGATGGCGGCGCGGACTTCATCGATAGACACCAGTCCGCACAGATCGGCTTTCGTCGCGAACCCGGAAAGGTCGACAGCCTCAAGCAAATCAGGGAAAGATGCGCGAGCTTCGGCAACCTCTTCCTTCGTTGCGAAGCCCGACAAGTCCGGAGCGGCCGGCAGCGCCTCTACGGCGGCACGCACAGCCTCGGCAATCATCGACGCTACGTCGGGAGCCTCGGGCGGTTCCAAACCAGCCACGGCGGCGGCCACAGCCTCCTGCACGGCAGCGGCTATGTCCGGCTCCTCGCGTGCTTCAATCGCAGCCACGGCGGACGCCAGGCCCGCCTGCAAGCCGAGGATGGCGTCGGGGTCGATTGACGGCGGAACCTCCCGCGCTTCGACGGCGACAAGCCGAGCCTCAAGGCTGGCGTTCCGCTCTGCCAATGTCTCGTTGGCCGCGATCAGCGGCGCCACCGCCTTCGCGATAAGCGCCTGAGTGCCGGCGAGCATCGCTTCCGCGAGGCGGTCTACGTCAAGCGACATGCAACGCCTCCGCGAACTTGAACCGGATCGCCGCTAGTAGTGCGCGCTCGGTGTCGTCTTCAGTCTCGACAGGAGCGGCTGGCGGAGCGGCCGGCGCTTCCGTGCCGAACGGGTCGGCCTTCGCGTCGCGCTTCGCCAGCGCTTCCAGCGAGAAGTCCTGCTGCTGCCGGTAAACGGTATCCCCGCCAGACACCTTCGGCAGATCGAGCTTCCGCCTCGCCTCGTTCGTCGTCAGGATTTCCCGGCCCTTGCTGAGAACGTCCATCTGCGTCGCGGTGTCCATGCGGAGGAGTCCGTCAAGGTCGAACTCCGTCCCGAGCAGCCGGCCATCCTTCGGCGTCGTCAGGCCGAGACCTTCGTCAAGGCAGAGTTCCGCGTCCTCGATAAGCCGCTGGAGCGCCTGCGAATAGTACTCGACGTTGAGAGCCTGAACGTTGTTGTTCGTCGGCATCGGGCCGAGGCCGATCTTGTAGGGAGGCACGTGGAACGTCGAAGCCACCACCTCGGCCGTCCACTTAAGCTGTTCGATCAACTGAGCATCGACCGAAGACATCATCATCGGTTCGTATTTCAGGCCGTCGCCGGCCACGATGATCTTGCCAGCGTTGGTCCCGGTATACGCCTTCTGGAACGTGTCCTTCAGGCGGGTTGCCGTCTCTTCGCTGATCTCGCCGGGGGCAGTCAGCACGCCAGAAGGCTGGGCGCCATTGGCGAAGAAAGCCGACGAAGCGTCCTGTATCTTGAGGCCCTGCATCGCAGCGATTGCAGCCGCGAAGATCGGCGACGTCCCGACCAGGGGATGAAAGAGGCAGTTAATCCGGTCGTGGATGATCTCACTAGCCGGAACCACAACCTGAAACTCCAGGCCGGACAGATTATCGGCCGACAGGTCGTAGAAGACCGAACCCTCGTCGCTCACGAGCGGCTTCACCCGGCTCGGGTCGAGGGGATAGAGCGCCGTCACCACCCCGCGCTCGTCGCGCTCCTTCAGGATATAGGCATTCCCGCGCTGAAGCTTCGAGAGAATCCAATATTCCCAGAACTGGATTCGCGTCTGATAGCGGTTCGGCTTCCGGAGAACCGGCGAGAAGGCCGGGCTTTCGACTTCCTGCCAGATGCCTCCGACGTTCCTCTCGACCAGCTTCACGCGAAGCTTGGCGATGTCCGACGCGATCAGCGTCACGCAGGCGTAGATGGCCGGGCTCCGCGGAAGCGTCGTCAGGTCCATCTCTTCCATGTTGCGCTGCCATGCGCCCGTGAACGGCTCCCGGATCAAAGGAAACCACCCGCCGCGATTGCTCGCGACCGGCGATAGCCCCTTCTCCTCGCCTCGGGTAAGCGTCCAACCGAAAATCTTCATTGCGATCCTTCGATCAGCCGCCATAGCGTGCCGTCTACGAGCTCGTGCTCATCGAATTGGGAATAAGCCAGCGACCGAAGCCATGGCGCCCGATCCGGATAAGCGGGCCGTTCTATTTCGTTAAGGTCTGTCTTGCCGACGAGCGCCGCCGCGCAACTCGCGTCGCAGAACACCGGGCACCCGAGTATGATCGCCTCGTTTGCGGCGTTGCTGCCGTGCGAGACGAGGCAATGAGCGCCGTCCAGGTCTTTCTGGAGCGGCCGGCGCCGAAATTGTTCCTTGTCGCGGATCACCATCTGGCGGTCCGTCACCTTCGCCAGAGCCGTTATCGTCTCGGCGATCCAGTCCCGGCACCCGTGGAGGTTCGCATAGGTCGCCGTCGGCGCCGCGATGACGATATGCCGCCCGCCCTTGCGCCAGGGCTCGACTTCCTGTCGGAGACGCCGCCAACGGTCGTCGGGAACGTCCCGGATGGAGCCCATCTGGAACCCGTTAACGTGCCAGCGGTAGAAACTATCCGCCATCGAAGCGGGTTGTGGCAGGCAGGTCGCGAACCATCTGGCGAGGTAGCCACGATCCCAGTAGACGAACGTCCGGCCCCGAGCCCGCCAGTCGGCAATCGCTTCCTTCAGCGGCGGGTGGCATCCCACGATCGGGATGATGTCATCCGGCAGTTCGAGCAGCCGGCTTTCGTCGTGCCGAACCACCATTCCGCCCGCGGCTTCGATCTTCGCCGCGATCCTGTCGAACAGGGCCAGCTTGAACTTCCGGAGCCCTTCCGGAACCCAAAGGCAAACCTTAGCAGGGTCTATCGCCACGATTGATAGACCCAGGGTATCGCCGTGAACTTCGACGGATCGCGCCACCCGAAGAACGCCACGATCCTCGCGTTCTTAGGCAGGTCCGGCCCCGTCGGCCATCCCGGCTTGCAGAACCCGTACACACCGTCCGCCGGCCCGAAGGCGCCGGCATCAGGCATCATGTACTCGAACCATCGCTGATCGTCCGGGAAGTCGGCGACGGTAATCGCCTCCGCCCGCTCGACGGTAAACTCTGACCACACGTCGGGCCGATAGCCCGCCCGCAGCGTCCACACACTGCCGTTGTAGCGGCAGGGGTTGGCGGCATTCACCCCTTGCAGGATGGAGAATGGCTCGGCCCGGTCGAACAGCCCGACCAGGCACCGCGTGATCACCAGATCAAGGTCGAGGTTGACGATCGTATCGCCCTCGGCGATCCCGTTCTTCGCCTGCCATACCGGATCGAAAACCCGCATCCGGGCGAAGCAACCTGGAATGCGCGTCAGGTATTCGTCTTCCCGCTGCGGCTTGGCCACAAGGAACCGCGCGCCAGGAAGAAACCGCTCAACCCCGTTCCGCAACCGCTCGGCATAGTGCGGCCCGTATTTCTGGCCCCACTGCCACGTCAGAGCATGGATCAATCGAAAACCATGATGTGGTCGCCGTTGATCACCTTCGCCTCGCGCATTCCCCATGCTTCGAGGAGCCGG